TCTGCAACAGCGTCCACACCATAAGGGATGGTTGTTGTATCAATGGTCTTGTAACCAACAAAGTCATTCATCTGAGAGACCACGGAGTAGTCACCACAGATATTGACCCTGCCGTACCGACGCATAATCTTCAGCATATCATCCACGCCAGACTTTGTGATGCCGTTGCTTTCTGCGAAGTGCTTAACGCTGGTGCAATTCTCAAGAGCATCATACAGCTTGGCAATTACGTAGTACACAGCCTTGTTCTGCATATCAATCTTGACTTGCTCCATACCCTCCGCAACACTTCCGCCAAAGTTTCCGCTCTGAAGCTCACGATAGTCAACTGCAAAGCCTCCTGAGATGGTCTGGGTTGCAATAGGATATTCGCTCCAGCTTGTAGCCGCAAACGGAACGTCGCCGGAATTAGCTTGCCAACGGCTATCAACGCTTTCGTACTTATATGTACGCATCATAGGAACGGTATCGTAAGGAATGCTCTTGTACTGACCCATAAAGCTGAAAATCTTAATTGCTTCAATCAGTTTTGGCTCAATAACAAAACGCTGAATAGCGTTGATTTCTGAAATAGCCATAGAATCGCCAGCGAGAGCTTTTGAACCAAGCTCTTTGATATATTCAACGGTTTTATCAACCTTTTTGCCATCAAAGCGAGACATATCCTTGCCTTCGATAAGTGCAGAGAAGATTTCAACAACCGGGGAGGTAGTTTTAACCTTCAGAGAGGCAGCGTCAGCGTCCTTGACAACATTTTCCATATTAATTTCAAATGTGTTCATATTCGTTCTCCTTTCTTAGATTTATTAGACCACATGAATAAGAGCGAGAACACCGCTGTCGCAGTAACCCGTCTTCTCAAGAATCTCAAAATACACACCATAACCTGTCAGTATGGTTTCCTTTGCCAGTTTGCCGTCTGTGCCAAACACAAGTGTATCGCCAACAGCTAAACTTACATATGCAGTTGTGATTTCGCTACTTGCAAACTCAACCTCCATATTAGCAACGGTTGTTAAATCGTCGGCGCGAACATATTCACCCTGTTTCACAACAAAATCTGTGCTGTTGCGTGTTTCGGGTTTATCGCAAATATTAGTCACAATATAGTGGCAAGCCTTGCACTCTGTCGCATCTGCGGGTTTTGTAGCTGTTTTATCGGCTCTGTCGATAATAACACCCATACCAACATACAGGTCTGAAGCGGCCTTGCAGTATGGGACGTTTTGCACATTCTTAAATGCACCAATAGTCTTGTATTTCATACCTATATTCTCCTTTCATTTAATTAAAGATATCAACATCTTCGTCCCCTTTTTTGCCCGGTTCAACAACCAGTCCAAAAATGTCGGGAGCGGAATTTTGTTCATGTGTTTTCTTTGCCTCGCGTGACACGCGAACCATTTCGGTGCAAATCTTACTGATAACAGAATTGATTTCCACCTTTGTGGGGTCTTCCTTAAAAGCGTTGATTTCCGTCTGGGCAAACGCTTGCTGTTCAGGAGTATAATCTGCCAGAGCTGCATTCAGCTCAGAAATGGCTTTTTCTTTTTCCAGCGCAGCGTTTGTTTCTTTCATAGTTGTGATTTCTGTATTCTGTTCGGAAATCTTAGTGTCTTTTTCAGCCGCTTCATCTTCAAATTTCTTGCACTTCTTATTCAGTTCCGCAATTTCGTTGTCTTTTGCGGCAATCTGCTCGTTCAGTTCAGAAATCTGCTTTTCATAGTCTGCGTTCTTGCTGTTTGTCTCAGCAACAGCCGTAGCAACAGAATCTTTGATATCTGAAACAAACTGATTCAGAGCCTTTTCATCCATATACTCTTCCTCCTTATTGTTAATTATTCTATTATTCAACTCCAGTACAATGGCGGTATCGTCTGCTGGCCGAATACCAAGTATCGCATATCCGCTATAATCATAAATCTGCGGAATACGACCCTTTTCTTTCCATCCACCGTCGTAGATAATATGCTTATCATTTTCGGGTTTGCCTACAATTTCGACAGAACCCTTTACGTCGCCGGTCTTGAGTTGACCTTGTAGCCACTCAACAAATTTCGGATAGCGCATCTCGTCAAGATGCCCCTCCGCAATAAGGGCGCGTTTTGTCTCGCCGTCAATTTCTACATCGTCAATGTATGCCTTATCACATACTCCAACCATAGTAGCGTCTTCAAAAAGAGGCATATTGTCTCTTATTTCTGTAAGTCCATGCCCATATGGAAGCTTCCTGTTTTCATCCAAAAATTCAACACATAAAGACATACCAACAACAGAATCTAAATTATCTTGCGTATAATTCTCAGACCACGATATTCCATTTTCTTGCCAAGTAGAGTTATCAGGAAATATTTCATGGAGTATCAACTTAATAGGTCTACGACCGCTTATGTTACGTTCTGACGCAATCTCATAAATGCTGTAACAACATATTTCTAACTTTTTGTTTTTCACGAACATTCACCTCCTTATCAACTTGACGGCTTTGGGTTTTCATTCCCATTTATAGCCTTTGTTTGCGCTGTGCTTGGATTACTGTTATCACTCGTAGCAGGACGCCCCGTGCTATGGTCAACGTCTCCGTCAGGAGCGTCTTTACCAGACACGGTAAACGACGTTTTATGAATCGGATAAGCGTTTTCATAATCTTGCTCAAGCTCATAATCCATAAGCGCAATATAAGTATCAGGATTAAATCCTGTGGAGGCTATCCATGCAATTAAGCTGCCTTTCCCTCTTGAATAAAGGTCGGACATATATTTAACTTGCTTGTCTCTGTTTGCAAACATAACGTTCGGAACGTAAAACTCCATTCTACAAGCTTGGTCATGAATAATATTGTTGTTGATACACTTGTTCATCTCATCAACGATATCTTCTATCCAAGTGAACACGTTTGACGCGACAAGCTCAAGATTAAGCGTAGCAGTAGCATAGTTACTGCTGCTACTCGTACCATTAAGCGCACCGGCGCTAAATCCGATATCTTTATTAACGGCGTCAGTTATAGTATTTTCATTTGCCTCATCTAACAGAGAGACATCAACCTTGATATTATCAAGCTTTGTTCCAGACGCCAGAGAAAAGAAAGAAAGACCGCTTGTATTGCTTCTGTTAAGTAACGCAGACTTAACAGTATTATGCTGGTCTTCCTGTTGCTTTTTTGTAAGACTTGAACTTCCTTTTTTCTCACCTTCGGGGAATGTCTCATACACTACCTGATGGTTAACCGAATCGAGGACAGTTCTTTTTGTATTAATGAAATATTTTGCATATTCAACATCGTCCAGCGCCGCAATAGTAAATGGTACTCCAAATGGTTCTTCAATCCCGCTTTTAATCTTTGTGACAATGGTATTGTTGTTGTTAAGGCGAAGCCATGAATCTCCGCTTAAATATTTCCCTGTAGAATAAGCAGTGTAGCCCTCTTGTATCTCAGACGGAAAACCGCGAAGCTTTCTTTTACGCTGGTCATCTGTAAATAAATCAAAATATCTTAGGTTAAAAGCAACCTCATAACTATTGTTCTTTCTACCAATTATTCTTATATAGTTGATGGGGAGCGGTATAACCATAGCGTTAGTTCCATTAGCGTTAATCTCAATAATGTTTTCAACTTCTGTATCAGACAAAATTAACTGCTTGTCTGGAGGCGAATCTTTTACCTCAAAATAAGCCACATACATTCCGTCAAGCGCATCATGAAAAACCGCATCACGAATTATCTGCTTGTAATGTATCGTATTAAGAACACTTCTCATTTTCATGCTGTTCTGTTTATATCGAACAGGCTTGCTTCCGTCAACTTTCGTGGACTTACAAACCACAACAGCATCAAGGGTGTGCATTGATTTTAGATAATCAACAGCGGCAGTTATTGTGCCGTTAGAATAATACGACCATCTTGATATCCTGCGTAATTCTTCTGGATAAACCATAGGATTACGTGAGTATAAATAAATCTCTCGCATTGTATATGGAATAGTAGAATTACCTTGCTGACTCGTACTTGTGTTTATACAAGTTGTTCCAAGCAAGGTATTGTATTCGTGTATTTCATTGGGTGCTGATTGCTGTGGAGCTGTAGCATCATTGCTTTCTGATACAGTTTCATCATTATTTCGCGCAAAGAATGGGAACCTGAACTTTCTTTCTGTAGGCATGATATTTCACCTCCTTCTAATTTACTAATGGAGTAAACTCATAGTCTGAGTTATCCGATAACAAGTCTTGTTCAAGAAGACTTGCAAAATAGTTTCCATAAGAAACTGATGTATAACGGTCTTTATGAGACTTAGAAGTATTTTCAATACGCACAAGTCTCGTTTGCTCAAGAATGGTATATTCCAAACGTATCATTTCGTTAACAAGCGCCGTAGTTTCTTGATAAGGGCGTTCATAGAATATCTGCATCTCAACACTCTCAGAAGCGTATTCTGGTATATGTGTCTGAATCTCATCGACACCTTCTTCATTGTTAACAAGCAAATCTATCATCTTATCGTTAAGCGCTGTACGCATAGCAACAGCAATAGCGCTATTAAGCTCAGGAGAAGCTTTTATAGCAAATACGTTTTCTTCTGCTCCGGCTATATTGATACGTTCAGCCATTTCCTTATCATTCATACACTTCCAAGGCTTATATTCAATGTTCCTGTCTTGGTCGTATAACGTTTTTGCAAGCTGGTCATAAACAGATATACCGGCGTTTCTTGCGTCAAGAACGCAATAATCAGCATCAAAATCATAATAAAGCTGTTTGATTCTTATTGCCTGACGTGTTGTTTCTTTGTTGTCAACAGCTTCGAGATAAGGAACTTGACGTTTATAACCTTGCTTTACTTCAATATGCTCACCAGCAACATCAGAAGATTTATATTCTCTGCTCTCTGGTAATAACCTGATACAAGAGAACACGGAGTTATCGCTTGTTTCTCTTGTCTCCATAGCTATATCGCAAGCAATAATCCGAATCTCACCAGCTTGCTTTGGTATCGCATACTTATTTTTAGTGCGGGAAACAACATCCATATCCTGTCTCGGATAAAATGCTCTTTTTGTAACTCTATTTTTATTAAGCATTTCATAAGAGAAGTAGGCGTGTTTGTTCTCAGCTATCATACTGTTTTCGTATTCGATAGCCCATGATATAGGGTCGAGTTTCTTTCTTTCCTTGATAAGATAATTTCGAGTCTTTATACCATGCCTCAATACAATGCTGTAATCCATAGCCAATACACAAGCGGTCTCTTTTGAAAACATTTCAGTCACAAAAGACTTCATCAGAGTCCACATCCAATGGCTTTTGTACCACGCAGAACTGATGTATATTTCTTTTGGCTCTTCAACCATCTTGCTGTATTCGTCAATAAATAAAAAAGGAGCTTGTCTAACAACTAAGAAAGGGGATAACACGCTATCAATAACCTTTTTGGCTATCATACGAAATTCTTCGTAAATAAGGATAGTTGCACGATAACCACGAGCATTTTCATTACCAACGACAACAACAATAGAACTTGTATTATGGAAAGTTACCTCAACATCGTTTTGGTTGTCCTTAAAACCAGAAATCTCCGCTGCTAAGAGCGGAGACACAGGCACAAGTTCTTTTTTGATTTTTTCTGATACAATAAGCCGCGCTTGCTTCTTAGTAGCAGAAGCAATAACAACTTTTGAACCGGGTCTTAATATACATTCAGCACAAGCATATATAGCAATCAAAAACGATTTTGCAGAAGAACGTGCTGCTACAATACATATACTTGGAAACACGCTCATAAGCGATAAAATAATATACTGGTACAAGTGCAGTGTAATCCCAAAATAATGCTGAACAAATCTCGCTATGTTTCGCTTATAAAACGTCATCCAATCGAGAAGACGCTTAACGTGCGTTGGGTCACTTAAATAATGATTCTGAGGAAAATTTGTATGAAGATTTTTTTGCCGCTCGTCCATAAGGTTATCTATCTTTTTATCCATACATTAGTCCTCCGAACCTGATAAATTGAACTCCTTATCAGTATCTTTTGAACCAGTAAGTAGGTTTTTGAGCGGCCTGAAAATAAATCGCCGTGCATACTCTTTTAGATGGTCAAAATCTTCATATAATTTTTTGTCCTTAAAATATTCTGCCGGTGTGTATTTTTCTATGTCTTGATAAAATACTCCAATAGGGCTTAGGACAACATTTGCTTCTTCCTTCTTTTTCCTGTCCTCAATTTCCGTTGTGGCGGCGTCAAGAACACTTTTGTACGAGTTAGATAGGGTAGAGGTATTGTTTTCTCCGTTTTGTACGCTTCTCTGAAGTTGTAACTTCAAATAACACAAAGTAACATACAGTTCTCTTTGCTTTTTACCAATCGGCTCTCCGTACATATCAACCCAGTTATCATACTCAAACTGTAATGATTCGTATTCTGCGTCCTTAAACCCGGCTCCGACCAGCATCTTAGTTTTTACCTGTATCTCCGTAGCTTCTACAGGCGCAACAGGGATAGCGTTTGCGGCTTCTATAAGCTTTTCTTCTTCTACAAGATGCTCTAAGAATGTTTGCGAATAAGTCCTTTTATCAGAAGATAAGTTAAGCGTCTTTATATATTCTCCGAACGATTTTCCTCGACCGCTCTCTTCAATAAGACGCCACTGGCGTTTGCTATAATACGTGTCTGTTATTTGACAAATTCGCTCGATAGCCTTTGAGGTATCTCCATCAAAAACTCTTGTATAATCATCAAGCATTTTATCAATACATTTCTTGCATATAGTCATCCTCTTTTTATTACCGGCATACAAAGGGGAATCCGAAGCAAAGAAGTTATTTGTTTGAGATACGTATTCTTTTCCGCAATAAGAACATTTACACGTTCCCCCAATGTCTTCTTGATTAATAGCAGCCGGTCTTATTGGTGGTTTACTTGGTGTCCGTTTTAATGATTTAGAAGCCACATTCGGTTCCTCCTTTCACATATAAAAATAGACAGAGCTGTTAATGCTCTGTCTTTGATATTACTTATGGTACAGATGGTAGGACTCGAACCTACGACATTCCGATTATCAGTCGGAGCTTCTACCAACTGAAATACATCTGCATATGGCATGGGTGAAAGGACTCGAACCCTTATCTTACGGTTTTGGAGACCGATATTCTACCATTATACTACACCCATATATGGTGCGCCCGTTGGGACTCGAACCCAAGACCTCATCCTTAAAAGGGATATGCTCTACCATCTGAGCTACGAGCGCATATAACGACATCTACAAGGCACAACAAACAATATGTTAGGCAAAAAGCATTATTTTGTAAAATATAATATTTGATGTTGTTGTTGCTGTACGTGCCTTTACCGTACAAGACGCCAATTATTTATGTAGCAAGGAAGGAGAGAGGGGAGAGAAAAATGGAGTAGAATACTTACTTTTTTTGTTCTATTAAGTCTCGCTGCAAGCGTCTTTATTTAGTTTTATCCTGCCAGCCTCTCGCAAGAAGCTGGTGGTTACAGTCCTCACGAGTATCTGCAACACATTAAAGGTTATGGCGGGAGCGGTAGGATTTGAACCCACGGACGGCTCATCACCGCCTTCTGTTTTCAGGACAGACGCCATAAGCCGGACTCGGCCACACTCCCATAAGAGGATTTACTTCAAATATGCGTCCGAGAGACTTGCTACCCAGAATACCTCTAATCCGCACACTTTCTTGATTTCGCCCCGCAGGGACGGATTTGCCGTTCAGAGTTTTTTTGTCTGTCAAGCCGGACAAGATGCGTTTCACAGCGGTAGCTTCCTGATGGTGAAGCAGATTGGACTCGAACCAATTCAGCCGTTAGGCAACAGATTTACAGTCTGCCCCAGCTCTCCATCTCTGGCGCTGCTCCATATAATAATCAAGACTCTCAATTTTCTTCTTAATAAATGGCAAGAATAAAATTTTATGTTGCTGTAAGAGCCTTTATTGGCGACTCTGGCGGGACTTGAACCCGCGATAACCTGATAGACAGTCAGGCGCAT